AGTGACTTCTTTGTTGTCATACACACCATTCGTACCTGAGTCGCTTGAGGAGGCTGAGACGGTGGAAGAGTATATGGGAGACACTGGCTATTGGTCTGGAATGCAGTGTATTGGAAGCTACTTACCTTCAAAGCCTTTCTTAGGAACGTTTGATTTCAATGGCTTTGAAATTCTGAATCTGTATATGGTCCACCTTCTTGCAGACGACGGAGCAACCGTGCCTTCGGGCGATACGTATAACACCTGTTCCAGGACTGCTCTCTTTCCGTCTATGGAAATAGAACAAAATCCATTCGATTCTACGGATGTCACAGATGTATTCTTAGGGTCTAATCCTGTGATGCGGAATAGCTGTGTGATGGCATACAACGCTCCGTCAGTGCTCACGAATTATGACACCATAGCAGACAACGTTTCATTTCGTAGGGATATAACCGGAGACATAGATTTATTGGATTGCTTCTCACTTTGCCAAACTACGCTGAATAGTTTTCTGATGGTGAACGTCTCCTGGACATGGAGTGGAACTGTTACTCTTACTGGAAAGCTCGTTACACTGCAAAGGAAGGCAGTTTATGAAGATGCCAGAACGGGCTTCATAGCCGGTGGGTGGTTTAATCCTATGTCGGGTGGTGATGAGGTTACCCCAATTCAGATGGGTGACTTTAGAATGTCCGGCGAAATCATGTCTCCAAAGCCAATTGGAGACGTGGGTGCGTTTGGGAGAATTACTCCGAGCAGTGATGTTGCGGACTGGCGATTTGGCAGTATGGAAGTTGACATAACTATCACCGCTCCAGCCGGAAGTGCAAGTGTTCAAGAACTTGATGGTAGCAATGGTGGGGTCGTTGGCATCTTCAGGAATTTAGGTTCTCCGATAACAACGTCTATCTTGTTTGACAAGCTGCGAGTAAAGTGCGTGATGAATATTGGTGACTCCGGTACTGTGCAAGACATCAGTGCTGTGTTCGGCTCAGTGTTTCCTGGATGGGTGATTCACGTTAATGACTTAGTCGTTGAAGCCGACCTTGCGAATAGTGGCGGCGACTCGTATGCCATAGTTGCCAATGATGCAGGGGAATGCGTCACAGTGGACAACTGCTATGTTAGATGCAACTCGTTACTGGATGGTGGAACTGTCGTTGCGGAAAGACTGACGTCTGCGAAAATGCTATATCAAAGCAACTTCCCTGACTTGGACTTTACAGATAGATGGAAGCTCGGAAGAACGAGCCCTGTCCCGCAATCACTAAACAAGGTTCTAAAGAGAGGGTCGTTCTCAGGCGGGAGTGCGTTCAAGGCTTATTCCGTAGAAAGGGTTCTTACAGATGGCGGACAAATACTATAACTTAGCAACGAAGATGCTCCTGAAGCATGGGATGTCTGCAACTTGGAAACACTACACTGGAGCATTCAGTCCGAGCGATGGCTCGTTTGCTTCTGGCAGTACGACGTCGGATATTATAATATCTCCGCCCTTAGGATACGCGATAAAATATATTGATGGCGAAATGGTTCAAGCTGGTGATACCTACTGCTTCACCCAAACTCAGTTGACGCTGTCAGATACGCTGACCATCTTTGGTACAGTTTGGAGAGTGATATATGGGGACGTCTACTATTCTAAGAATGGAGTAGCTTGCTATGAGTATCGACTCAGAAAGTAAGGAGATAGATAGAAAGTTTGAAGAGCTAAACAACAAGATGTGCAATACCTTAAAGGAGTTCAACGAAGCGATGGATAGCTTCGCCACGACCTTGGCTCCAGAGGCGTTGATACTGTTCCATAAGAAAATAGTTCTTGAAGCCCTCACAAGGATAGTCCTAAAGACACCCGTGCGAACGGGTAGAGCAAGAGGGAATTGGCAGACAACTGTCGGGTCTCCAGCCACTGGTGAGATAGCTCAGGTAGAAAGCAGTGGGGGTGCTGATGATAGTGTCACCATCCAGCAAGGGTTGAAGGTCTTGAGCACTCTACCCCCAAACTCAATAGTATGGATATCAAATAATGTGGAATATATAGTGTACCTTGAAATGGGACATAGTGAGCAAGCTCCAGCGGGAATGGTAGCTCTGTCCATCGAAGAATTGAAGGGAATGTTTAATGATTAGCAGTACAAAGGTTGGAGCCATACGAGCGGCCATAGCAGGTCTTGGATATCCCACTGCTTATGACAATGCTTCCTATAAGCCGGAGGCGGACAAGTCTTGGGTACGATGCACTATCTTAGATGGTGAGACCTCACAAGCAAGCGTAGAGACAAGAAGAACTATTGGCCTTGTGATTGTGCAGGTATTCGTTCCTGTAAACTCAGGCGATGCCGGAGCTCGTGCTATGGCGAAGGCCGTCGTAGACCTCGTTTCTAATTCTTCAATAAGCGGAGTTAGATTTAAGTTGCCCTCTGTTCAGCCCGTCGGCTCCAACGGAGGATTTTGGCAAATGAATGTGAACTGTCCCATATGGGATGACGAAATAATATTATGAAAGGAAACTGATTATGTATGGCGATTCAAATAGAGTGCAAGTAGCGTTCGCAAAAGAAAGCTCCTTCGGGACGGTTCCTACCGGAGAGTATGATATCCTAAGACACACTGGTGAGGGATTAGCACAGGAACAGCAAACATCACGTTCCTCAGAAATAAGGAGCGATAGACAGGTGTCTGATTCTAAGAGGACTGCAATAAACTCCGGTGGCTCAATCAATTTTGAAATGAGTTATGGGACTTTTGACAAGTTACTTCTTGGAAGCCTCATGGCCTCAGCTTGGTCTACTCCTGCGACAGTTACTGATACGGACATAGGCATATCTGGTCCAGGTTCTACGTTTGGCAGTAGTGGCCTCGGCTTTGGTTCTTTCGTAGCTGGACAGTGGGTTCAGGTGACTGGATGTACAAATGCCGCAAACAATGGGATGTTCAAAATCATCGCGGCATCGTCTGCAGAAATAACCGTAGACGGAACTCTAACGACCGAGGCCTCCGGAGCAACCATCACGATAACTCAAGGTGCGTATGCAACGAATGGCGTAGAAAAGAACTTCTATACGTTTGAAAGAAAGTATGCTGACCTCTCAAACGAGATAGCAATTTTCGCCGGATGTGCAATCAATCAGCTTGCTCTGTCAATTGCATCTGGTCAGATAATTACTGGCTCTCTAACTATCCTCGGTAAAGATGAGGTGAGTGCTACATCGTCTTCTGGAAGTGGATATGCCGCTGTGAGCACTACGGAAGTCATGAGTGCTGTGGACAATGTTTCTTCTCTGCTGGAAGACGGGTCTTCGCTTGCGATATCGCAGTTGACTTTGCAGTTGTCCAACTCTCTGAGAGGCAAACAGAAAATAGGAAGTGCGGGTGCGTTTGATATTGGCCTTGGTACATTTGATGTGACGGGCACATTCACAGCGTTCTACGAAGATAAGACTCTCGTAGACAAGTACCTCAACCAGACTTCAACATCGTTGGTGATTATCCTCAAGGATATAAGTGGCAACTATTATCTCGTGGAAATTCCTAAGATAAAGTTGTCAGCAGGAAAGCGTTCAGGTGGCTCTCTTGATTCGGATGTCATGAATGAGATGTCATTCCAAGCACTCGTATCAAGCGGCGACTATACAATAAAGGTAGTAAAGTTTAGTGCATAAGGAATTTGAATTATGGCAAGATTGAGCAGTATTAGAACAAACATGGAAATGGCTGAGAAGGGCGTGTGGGTCCCTTACGAAGCCGGAATTGAGATTAAAGTTACAAGCATCGATAACAGCAAATACAGAGCTTGTGTCGAAGCACTATTGAAGCCACACCTTCGCAGAATAAGAGCAGGACTTATTGAGCTTGAGGAAAAGTCAAAGCTGATACGTCCTGCAGTGGCTAAGTATATTCTTGTAGACTGGAAGGGCATAGAAGATGATGAAGGCAACAATATAGAGTACTCAGTAGCGAAGGCTGAAGAGATACTCGGAGACGGAGCCTTCTCTAACTTCTATGACTTTGTACTTACCTGTTCAAATGACCACAGTCTTTTCAGAGACCAGTCAATGGAGCAGGTTGAAGCAAATTTGTAGAATACCTGAATTGGATGATACTCTACGGTGGAGACCTTGAGTTCCTCAATAAGTGTAGACGGGACGGTAAGAAGGTTCCTTGTTTCGATACAATGCCTATACTTATTGAGGAGGCCGTAGTTTTCTGGGAGGCCTTTCAGGTTCTTAATAGCTCCCGAAGTGTGGGATTCTCAGCTAATCCCTTATCTCTCGTTGAGATAGAATGTTGTATGCGACTATTTAATATTGAGTCAATAGAGTTTGTTTTCATAGTAAAAACTCTGGATAGGATTATGATAAATGCCTACTCTAAAAGTAGCGATTGATGCTTCCAAATCTAAAGAAGGTGCAAAGGTCTATGAATCGGCCGCAAACTCTATAAAGAGTTCATCGGGCGTCGCGACTAAATCTGTTGACGCTGTTTCAAAATCCTTTAGAAATCTGCTCGCTCTTGCCGGAGCCACACTGTCGATGAAGTATATTATCGGTGTGGCTTTGGAGCAGGAGAAGAGCTATACTCGACTCGCGGCTGCTCTTGACCTCGTCGGAGATAAAACAGAAAACAATATGCGGATACTTACGAATCACGCATCAGAGCTACAGAAAGTCACTATTTACGGTGACGAAGAATTGATGAACCAGACTGCATATCTCAAGAACTTGGGAATTCATACTACTCTGCTGAATAAAACAACGGATGCCGCTGTTGGACTTGCCGCTAAGTATCGCGTTGACCTGTCCACTGCTGCGATGCTTTTAGGAAGAGCATCTTTAGGTCAGACAACCATGTTAACGAGGTACGGTATTATCCTTGAGGACAGCTTGGGACCTCAGGAGAAGTTCAACGCAGTTCTAAAGCTTGGAGCAGATGCGATGGAAATCGCTTATAATGAGGCCACGACTGGTTCTGGCATACTGAAGCAACTAAAGAATATTATTGGAGACACTGCTGAAACAATTGGCGAGATGTTTCTCCCGTCTATTCTAAAGTCTGCATCAGCTCTTCGTGACTGGTTGACTAATAGCCGAACTGATTTCAGCAGATGGGCGGCGAAGGCGACAGCCACAATTGATTTAGTCAGCGGCTCTTTCTTTGATATAGTCACATACATCACATCTGACCTTCCTGAGAATTTTTCTGTCGGTCTTGATGCAGCTCTAATAATTCTCGAGGCGTGGGGTCGCAGTGTGTATACGATCTTGGAGAAGGTATTCTCTGACATTGCAGCGAATATGGGTATTTGGATAAAGCGGGCATTTTCTGATAAGTCGCAAAGAGAAACAATGGAAAAGAGTTTCTATGAACTTCTTTATGAGAATGCATACCCACAAGCATTTGGACTTCTTGCTAATCAGGTGAAAGATCCAAAGATTATTGCAGGTCTTAGAAAGCAGGCTAAGGAATTGGCAGACCAGCAATTCAAAGCCTTCGAAGAGCTTGGTGTTCTTAAGTCTGATAGCATCCCAGATGCATCTACGTCTGGTTGGAAATCCACTATGGAGAAGATTGCGGCCATCAACGCAGAGGCAGTGAACAAAGCAAAAAACGTGTTTCCAGAAGACATCACCGTCAAGCTTGCAGAAAGAAAGGCCAAGTTCTTAGAAGCATTGGGATTAGCCGATACAAGATTTCCAACTATGAACAAGAGAGTTGAGAATGCCATTGCTGACATCAATAGAATGTATCCCAAGGACTTATCTTTAGGCACTGATGAAAGACGGAGAACACTCACATCAGGAACTCCGTATGAAATAAAGCCTGATACTGAAAAGCTTGACAAGATGAGTGAAGACTTAGACTTCAAACTGCAAATTCTCGGGAAAACAAATGATGAGCGTGACAGAGCAATTCAGAAGAGGCAGATAGAAACAATAGCTATTGATGAACTCGGTCTGGGAGCTAAGGAAGCTGAAGCGTGGGCAGACAGGCTGGATAAGAAACTTGTTGACTTGCAAGGTGCGTCAAAGCTCGTTGCGATTGCCGATGGTGTGGGCGAAGCCTTTGGCTCAGCCTTTGAAGACGCAGTAATTGGAGCGAAGTCTTTAAGTGATGCAATCAAGTCTTTAATACAAGATGTAGCAAAGCTGATAATTCGCCAGACAGTCACTGCTCCTTTGGCCGCTGGAATATCGGGTGGTCTGCAAAGTATGTTTGGAGTAGGAACGGGTGCTCCGGCCGCTCACTCACTGGGAGGCGTCATCGGCTCGAGGGCGATGTTTGCTATGGCTGATGGTAGGATGGGCATGGCCGGGGAAAACGGCTCTGAGGGCATCTTCCCTCTTAAGCGTAGTCGGGACGGAAAGCTTGGCGTCATTGCATCTGGCTCAGGCGGAGCTGGAGGCGTGGTCGTGCAGAACAGTATTCAAATAGTAAACAATACGAGCAAGGGTGTTGACGCAACCGTAGGAAGCACACAGTTTGATGGACAGAAGTATGTGACAAGCATAATTCTAAAAGACATGTCTTCTAATGGACCGATAACACAAGCTCTTGGAAGGAAGAAGTAATGAACTATCCTACACTAAGTGTCCAGCCTGATGTGAGTGGGTTCAAGCAGGAGGCACTGAATAAGACGCTGAGAACTGAAACTGAGAGTGGCGTAGTGCTCACAAGAAAGCAGTTCACAAAGACGAGAAAGAAGTGGAACTTTAACTACACAACTTTGTCCAACACAGACAAGGGTCTTATAGAAAATTTTGAGATATCAGTTGGATATGGTGCGGATACCTTTACTTGGATATGCCCGACTACGAGCGTCAGTCATACAGTGCGGTTCAAGACACCTGTTCAATATAACTATGCCTCCAACCTGAACAACGAATGGGATGTGGCAATAGAACTGGAAGAAGCATAATGAAAAGTCTACCCGTCAATGTAATACTTGAGAAGAATAAGATAGCCTCTAACTCAGCTTGGCTTGTGCTTCTCGAGATAAAGTTGAATAATACAAGCAATACTACATTTCGCCTCGTACGAAATACGGAAGACATAACATACGATGGCGAAGTGTATACTGCTTTTCCTTTTGAGTTAGACACATCCTCAACAGATAGCGATGGTTCCCTGCCGTCTATAGACTTAAAGGTAAGCAACATCACGCACGTGCTCCAGCCCTATTTGTTGGACCTTCGTGGTGGCATTGGCTCTACTGTGACAGTTCGTGTTGTCAACTCTGCACTGCTCACAGAAGATTATAGCGAACTCGAAATGGAGTTCTTGGTTACTGCTTCTCATAGCGAAAGGTCTTCTGTGACGTTTCGTCTTGGAGCTGCTAATCCGCTGACCCAGAGGTTTCCGCTCTTCAGGTATATTGGCCTCCATTGCAGATGGCGATTCGGGTCTGTGGAATGTGGATACACAGGATTTGCTATAGCGACAATAGATTATTCTGCAATCTCAAATCCGTTTGTCTCAACGTCTGTAGACCATAACTTTGTGACGGGTGATATAATAAGGATATACGG